TCTTCCGTTTCCAGGATGAAAATGTAAAAATTGTTGTAATACTTGGTTTTCTCTTTCAACAACAAGCATTCCGTCTTCAAAAATAACCGGCTCTATAATAGCATTACCATCTTGCTCATCTTCAAATGGGCTTTTTTGGTTTCTTGCATAACGTAGTGGGCGGTTAACTCCTTGGTCTTCATCAAAATGTAGTAAAGGAGATCGAACAGAGTGTCTTGAGGATAACATATAACAAAGAGGTCTCTCTTCTCTTTTTAATCTATATGCCTTAGTAACTAATTGGGTATTCTTGTTTTTCATAATAATATAATTTAATTTGATTTAAAAAAAATAAATATTACCCCCGTCTTTAAAACGAGGGTAAAATCTATACAATAATCTAGCTTTGGAATAAGAAGAAGTTGTTTGCACCTAAAGTACATACAGCTCTTTCCGATAGGAAGTTTACTTCCATCGCATCCAAGTTAGAAGTCGCAGCACCACCAGCAGAACCAGTAATCCACGTCTTGTAACGTCTGTCTTCAGTTTCTGAAGCTCTATATCTAACATGTAAGAAAGGTCTCTTAGCATTCTTACCTAAGACTTGGTCATAAACCGTAGTTGAACCAGCAGGAACTAAAAGTCCGTTGATTGCACCAGCAGTTACACCACCTCTCATAGTAGGATCGTTAAGGTATTTCCAGTCAGACTTGTAGAAGTCATAACCTCTTCTAAATCCTGTAAACCCAAGATTTAAAGCCATGTCTTTATCATTGTCAAATAAACCATATGATGTACCACCAGCTCCGTAAGAGTTTTGTTTGGATAACATATCGTCTATATCAAATGAGAATTGTCTATTACAGAAAATTACATTTTCTTCAATAGATCCTTGTTTGTCTAATCTCTGAATGATAGAATCAAATGCAGCAAGGTTTTGTGGGTTACCACCACCAAATACATTTCCTCTATTTCCAACTACAAAGAATACACCATCAGATCCACTAATGTTTGCAAGTCCACCACCTACTCCAGCGGTTTGCAAGAAATCTGCTGCACCAGAAGCAGCAGCAGCAGGCACAGCCTCTAGCATTGCAGTTTCTAGATAATCTTCAAATCTAAGTCTTGTTTCGTGCTCAGATTTTAAGTACCATAAATATCCACTAGCACCATTTTCAGTTGTAATTTCTATCCAACCAATTTGAGCCATATCAGATCCTGATACTTGAAATTTATCTTTAATGATAATTGGTTTATTATCAAAGATAAAGTCATCAGCATCGTTAGAACCAACCATTCCAGCTGTTCCTTTAGCAAATTCAGAACCATAAATAAAGATATCACATGAAACACCGTTAGCCATTGCTTGACCACCACCTTCATAGTAAGCAATTTTTACTGTTTGTGCAGCCGCTCCTAAAACTGGAGCCGTTGTTACGATACCTTTGTTCTGTAAATTAGAACCAGCTGTGTTATCAGAAATAACTACAGTTTGTCCAACTCTAAGAGCAGCGGCATTTGCACCTAATGCAGGGTTAAAGTTAGTAAGGTTGTTTGGAATAGTCCAAACTCCATCAATAGCTCCAACTGCTGATGCTGCTGTACTACAAGCTCTATATTTAGTGTGTAATCTTCCTTGTTCTGCCCATTTAATAAGGTCAGAGTTAGAAGGCATTTCAGCGCCTACCATTCTTAAGAATGATGCTACTGTTCTATTTCCATAACGCTCGAATTCTTTTTCGTAAGTGTCAGGAAGATATTGTTGAACCCAGGTAAAACCTGCGCTCGATAAGTAATTTGTAGACAAGGGCGTTTGTTGTGCGCTTGGCTGCAAATCAAAACCAGGGATTGCATTTACTGCCATAATTTTAATTTTTTTTAATGTTAACTTCTTTTAATACTTCTAATTTTGAGTCCTCTTCCACTATCTGTATTTCCTACGGGCCTTATTTTCATTCCGTCTTTTGTGACGGTTTGAGGAGCCTGTCTCACATCCATATTAATGTTTTTAGATTTTCTAGAAACATTGTCTACAGCGTTTGAAACACCTTGTTCGTAAAAAAATTGAGCAAACTTTTCAGGGTTCATAGCTACTGCTATTGAACGATGATAACCTGATACATCTTCTATTAAGCCATCTTTGTCTGTAAATTTGTTAATAAAATTATTAACATCAGATTGAACATTTTTAAGCTCTTCAGAAGTACCTGGTTTAAAAGTAATATTATTTTCACCAATTTTGAAATCAAAACCTTTGAAATCATTGTTAAAAACCTCATTGGTTTTATTTAAGAAATAATCATACTTTCTTTTTTGAGTCTCCTCGGTAGTCTTAGATTCATCAATGTAACTCTTATAAGCATTTAAATTTTCTTGTTGTTCAGCAGACAATCCATCCCCACTCGACTCAAGCGGAACTTTATATTTATCTTTTTGTTCATTCAAAAACTTTTTAGCTTTCGCAAGTTCTCTTTTTTTCGCTAATTTTACTCTCTTAATATCTTTAGGCTCATCAATGTCTTCGTCAACACTAAATTTGTCTTCAATAATATCTTGAATGTCTATAGCATCTAGACCTTCTTCAGTCATGCCATAGTAATTAGCTAGTACATCATCATCGTCCATATCACTGTAGTCTTTTTGTAAATTATAAAAGTCTGCAATTCCACGTCCGGTTTCTTTTTTGTACTTAAAATACGCAGATACATCTTCTGGCAACTCTTCATTTGCCTCTTTTTCCGCAAATAATTCGTCCACCGAATTTATATCCTTATTATATCTTTCTTTAATATAAGAAAGAACATCTGTGTCATTTAACTCTGGCACGGGAGGTTTTTCGTCTTCAACTGCTTCAGGCTTAGATTCCTCAACTGGAGTTGACATATCTATTTTATTTACTGAATCCGTTGGTTGTGCGTTATCTTCAAACTTTTCTTCATGCTTCTTAAGCAATTGTTCTTCAACTTCTGCACGGGATTTTTCTTCGACCACCCCTAAGTCTTTTACTTGTATATCCATTTGATTTAATTTTTTATAAAGTTAAACATTTTATATATATTTATTTAGGCTATCTAGGCTCAAACTCTGCCAGATCAAAACCATCTAGGCTGTCTTCGTTTGATTCAAAATTAATAGGAGGTAAGTTATTTTTTCTTTGCTCTATTAACTTTGATTGCTCAGTAGACTGTAAACTCACCCTACTGTCTTTAGCTTTTTCTCTATCTTGTTCTCTTTGGCTTAAATTAGATTGCTCTAAACCTTTTAATTGCATCTGAAATTCAAATTCAGTTTGCATTAATTGTTTCTTTAATTCAGCTTCATTTCTAAGTTTCTCTATTTCAAATGCTACATCCGCTTGTCTATATTGAATTTTAGCCTGAGATTCCATTTGTATTTTTTGAGAATCCATTTGCGCTTGCATTTCTTGCGCTTGCATTTGCATTTGCGCTTGCATTTGTTGCGCTTGCATTTGTTGCGCTTGTTCGGCTTCTTGTTTTTTCCTACGCTTTAATTTAAGAAGTTGATTAGCCATTTTAATATTATTTATCTCTCTAATATCTATAGCGTCTTCTAAGTTTATGTTTTCTTTAGATAAAGCCATCTGAATGTTTTGCTCAAGCATAGCTTTCTCTTCTTCATCTGGAGCCATTTCTATAAATATTCCAAAATCAAATAAATACAAATCTTTAATTTCTTCTAAAATTCTTGTGTTGTATTTTCCTATTTGCATAGCAAACTCATCTTTAAAATCTGAATACTCTAAGATATCAGCCGTTCTAATAGATAAACATTCTGCAATAGTTCTAGTTATATATAAACTTCCTTGAAGAATATGTCTTGTAGCTGTGTTTGAATTTAAAGCTGCTAATTTTTGAACTCCAACTAAAGAGTTAGGATCAGGCATTGATCCATCTCTAGCTTCATTTAATCCTGTTACTTGCCTAATCATATCTAAATAATGATTGTAGTTTGCAATTAACATTTGCATTTTACTAGCACCACTATTAGAAGTTAATTGAGTTATAGGAACTTTTGCATTATTAAATTCTCCATCTTGTGTAAAGCTACGCCCTACAACACTACCTGTTTGAAAATACAATCTTAAGGCATCTTCTGGATTATAAGCATTTCCTGTTCCTAAGTCTACTTCATTTAACCCATCAGCATCTATAAATACACCGTCTGGCACTACTCTTGATACCACTTGTTGTATTTTTAAATGAGTCATCTGAATTAAATCAGCAAAAGGAATCATTCTTTTTACTAAAGATTCTAATGATCCTTTATAAAGTCTTGGAGCTGAAGCAATATAGTTAGGCATTGCAAATTGATTAGCCGATTTTGGTCTAACCATATTTTCAGACAATTTCCATTTTAAAATAATATTAGTTCCCATCACCATTACCCCTTCATACCACACGTCTATTGTTTTGGTAATCTTTTCAAACTTCCCTTCCTCCATCATCTCTTGTGGTGGATTGAATTGATCATCTTTCTCAACTGTCTTATAACTTCCGTCAGCTAACTGTTTTCTTTTATAAACAAAAGAATGTGTAGTCTTGTAATTAAAATACATTAACGTAGCAGTATCTCTATAAAACATACTGTTCTCTGAGAATTGAGAAGTGTTAAAATAATTATACCAAGATTGACTGTATTTAGCAATCTCGTTTAAATCATCATTTGTCAAGTCTGGATCAATCTTAATAAGTTCCGTCATAGGAACTGTTTTAATCTCTCCCCAATAAAAACAATCTTTGAAATACGGATCTTCTGTATAGCTATAAACAACATTAGCAGGGTCTACATACTCAACTTTAACTCCTGCTCCAGATAAAAATTCGTGCTTTGTTATACCAATACCAATAGTAGTTAAATCATAATCTACCCTACTTCTAGTGTCATTATAGTGATTTTCTGAAAACAATGTATTAATAGCCACTTCTTGAGCAATTTCTATGGCAGGCTTATATTTCATTTGCATAAACAATTCCATTTCATCGTCATCTTCTGGAAGATCGTTAGGATTAGCAGAAAACATGTTTATTCCAAAATCAGCTTCTATTTGTTCTAAAACAGGTTTAGCAACAACATCTACCTCTACCATGTTTTGAAATTCATTTCTTTTCTCTGCCGACATAGCGTCTTCAGCATATGCCTTAACTTTAAAAAGTCTGTCAGACATGCCGTTTACAACAATATCCACAAACTTAGGGATGATAGGTATTGGAGTCCAATCTAAATTTAGATAACTTAAATCGCCATCTATTGCTAATTCGTTTTTGTATTTTGCTACTGATTGCTCGCCTCTTGCGTATAATCTTAAACGCATGAATTCTTCCCATTGATTATAAAATCTACAAGAGCCACTGTCTCTTCTAAACCATTCGTATTGGATCGCTTGACCTATTTGTAATCCATACTCTAAACTATCTTTTGTTGAGTCAGAAACAAATTGATCTGGGAATGCAGCAGCCTGGATATCTATATTTACTTTATTCATCTATTAAGTAATTGACTTACTGAGTTCTTGTTATTATATCTTGCAAAGTTAATGCTTATTTTTGATTGTTTTTGAGTTGGAGTGTACAGGTGTTTTTGGTTTGCCATAATTGATAATCCTGAACTAATAGACGCATCAAACTTTGTCCTGTTATTAATGTCAAATTTTGCCCAGTCTTCTAATGTTTTTTGTAAATACATACTTCCCATATCGTCTTTATCCCTATACGTACCTTCCATATCTAATCCTACATGTTTTTCAATATACGACTCAATTGCAGAGGCGTGTGATTGTTTAACGTCTTCTGAACTGTTAGGAATTCCTCCTAACTCTCTTTCTGTTTTAGACAATTTATTATATGTCTTGTCTGGCCTGTTTAAACTAAACCCTCTATATCCTCTATTTTTAAAATGATACAATAAACGAGGTTTATTATTCTCACATAATATTGGCATGCCATAAAAAATACAAGCCATTAATACTTCTTCAAAAAATATTTCAGCAGTCTGAGGTCTAGCAATGTATTCTAAAAAAAACTCATTACTAGGAGCATCATCCATGTTGAACTTAGTCAAGCCATGCAGAGATCCATTAGAACCTTTACCTACTACAACTCCTGATATATCATAAGAATCACATCCAAAAGAACCTATATGTTCATTGCCTGGATATTTTTTACCATTCTTAATTACAACATTGTTTTGTAACTCGGCTTTAGGTATGTAAGTTACAAAAAATCTTCCTCTTTTATTTGGAGTCCATATCACCTTACTATCCTTCACTCCATCCTTCCAATGGAAACCTCCTTGAGTTACATGGTGATGTATATTTAAAGAATCGTTATAATCTATTTGTTGATATATTTTAGTTAAATTAAATAAAGACTGCTTGCTTTCATCCCTAAACGCATGCGACTCAGTTCTAGGGAACTGCCTATAGAATTCATTTAATGCGTCAGGATCTGAAGCTAATGAATCTACTTCATTTTGCCAGTAATCCAAAGCTCCTTGCTTTATAATCTCTTCGTCTATTCCTACTATTTTTTTTGTAGGATTATTGAAAACCGGCATGCCGTACACGTCTATAAACCCCTCCATGTTCCACTCCATAGGAATGAATAAATTATATAATCCGCTTTTAGTTTGTCCGTTTTGATTTCTTTTTAAACAATTTGAAGACTCAAATAAGTCTTTAAAATTCCTTCCTCCTTTATCCAAAGCATTGGATGTAGATCCCATCATACATTTACCTATTATCCTACTACCTAAACGCAAACAAGTTTTTGTAACCCTCCAGTTATTTAATATGTTTTCAGGACGTTCCCATTTTCCACTCTCATCATGTACAAGTAATTGTAATTTTTCACCATCATAACTGTTATCTGATGTATTCTTCCAGTCAATAGTCGTGTCTAATCCTTCAAGCTCTTGATCATCTAGAACATACATATTCTTCTTAGTAATCTTAGAGGCTGGAACACGATAAGCTAATTCAGTCTTTGGCTTATCCATACCATCTTGTATAGGTTTAAAAAAGAACGGATAATTATTTGATATAGGAACTATCTTGTCGGTAAACATTTTTTTAGCATCCGCTCCTGTTTTTGATAAAATACCAACCCTGGAATCTTTTGTGATTGTCGCTGTGTTCACGCCCTCGCAGGAGCTCATAAATGAAAACCCTGAACGTCTTATTTTTAAATAACACATTCCAAAACTTCTTTTGTCAGCCTTACATGCTTCCCAAAAAATATAAAACAACCTATTGGCTTCTCTAAAATCTGGATGACCTATATCAATTTTTGTCCATTGTAAATACATATAATGCGTTCCTGTAATATAAGTAGGAATACCATTATTTAGAAACCAAAAACCTTCTTCTCTTTTATCAAATTCATTCTCAATATAATCCACCCATT